GGAGGTAATCCGTTCGCCGGTGGCAATCCATTTGGCGGAGGGTTTAGTCCTTTTTCTGGATTTGGATTTAATCCTTTTGGGCAACAACAAAGACATCAGCAGTTTCGTAGAGAAAACATAGAGTTAAATACCACAATATCGTTTAGAGAAAGTATTCTCGGATGCTCACGAGAATTAACATTTAGCAGGAATAGTAAATGCGAAGATTGTGAAGGCAATGGTCAGGTCGTCCAAAATAATGGTTGTGCTAAATGTGGAGGAAGAGGGCAGATCACAATTCGTAACGGAAACACAATGCATATTCGCACCTGTGATGGCTGCGGTGGAAGAATAATACAACTGCCCTGTTCATCCTGTGGAGGAAAAGGTTGGGTAGACGCGACGGTCTCTATTAATGTAAATATTCCATCTGGCGTTACCTCTGATAATGTTTTAAGATTGCAAGGAATGGGACATTTTATTGGTTCTGTTATGAATATGGATCAGTATACGGAGGCATTGCTTCATCTATCTGTCACACCACAGGATGGATTAAGATTAGAGAATGATGAAGTAGTCCACGACGCATCAATATCTCTTCTCGACGCATTAGAGGGATGCTCTATCTATGTGCCTACAATCAATGGACAAAGCGAGATAACTATTCCTCCACTTTCTAAAAATAAAGATGAGGTCGTCCTGCCAGATTTAGGTCCGAATAATGGAAATCAAAAGGTAATAATTAATATTAATTATCCAATGGATATTGAAAGATTGATAGCTGCATTAAAACCAGTGCCAGAGACAGAAATAGCAATCAATATTGAGGAGAAATAATATGCCATTTAGTATAGTTTGTGAAAATTGCAAAAAGCAAAATGAACCAGTTATCGATCCGAAGACTGAAAAGGTATATTGCTCCCTCTGCGATAAAGAAATGAATAACATAACATATTTTGCAAAATCGCAAATGAAAGCGATAAAACAATTTAGAGAGAAAAGCACCAGCTCTTATTCAGTTAAATGTGATAAATGTAATCGTGAAGGAGAGCCAAAGCTCCTTAATGGAGAGGTCGTTTGCTCAAATTGCAAAAAGAAGCTTGATAAATTATCACCAATATTTATTAATATGTTGAAAGAACAATTAAGAAAGGGGCATAGCATTATATAATGCTTAATCAAATTATCTCTGCCTGCCAATATTTACTTTCTTACTATCCAGAAGCAGAAGAATGTCGATCCTATATTGATAATCGTATATCAAAAGAAAGTCAAAGCTTTTTTCAATTTGGTTATTATCCAGAAGGTGATAAAATTAAAACATTGATATCGATAGTCGGCGAGGATATATTAAGAGAAAGTAAGCTTTTGTTTTCTAAGGAAATAGGAGATGCACATTCGGTGAGAAAAGTATTCCCTTCCTATTTTGAGAATTATCCATTAGTTGTCCCGTTTAGAGATACATATGGCGGTATTGTCGCTTTGGTTGCGAGGACATTATTGCCAGAGGATGAAAGAAAAGCAAAAGGTATAGCAAAATATAAGAATACAGTTTTTAAGAAAGGTAATTATCTTTTCGGATTATATGAGAATAAGAAGGAAATCTTGGAAAGAAATATGGTTTTTGTCGTCGAAGGTCAGTTTGATGTTATCAAATCATATCAATATGGGTTGAGAAATGTTGTCGCATTATCCTGCTCTAATATGTCATATGAGCAATTTGCATTAATAAAACGATATACAGATAATATAATCTTGTTGCTTGATAATGATGAGGCGGGCGAAAAAGGAAGAAAAAATATTATTGAGAGGTTTGGAGAGTTTGCAAATATACAAAACTTTTATCTGCCAAAGGAGGTTAAAGATATTGATCAATTCTTGCAAGAAAAATCATATGAAGAGCTGAAATATATTATAGAGGGCGATATGATTGATATATAATACTTAAGCCCTTAAAGAGGAGATATGAATGGCTTATCGAGAAAAAAAAGAAAGACGACCTGCAAGATCACAACAATATCAACACTTAATGACGGAGAGCGCTTTTTCTAATGAAATGATGGAAACTTTTTCTAATGGAGAGAGTATCTATTCTCGATTAAATCCATTTGAGTATAATGAAGAGTTGCTCGATTTGGAAGATCAATTGAAGATTGAGTTTTGGAGAGTTGTCCGAACTGGATTGACACAGAAACAATGCGCAGTTATGGAATTGACAAGAGATGGATATACACAAATGGAAATTGCGGGACAATTAGGAATAGGGCAAGCTAGCGTGACAAAAAACCTTTTTGGGAACCTATCTTATTTACCAAAGAATATTAGTAGTTCCGACAAAAGAAAATGTAAATCTTATGGCGGAACTATAAAAAAAATGAAGAGACTTGTAGAGAACGATCAAAAAATACAAGAAATATTAGCCAAGATGAATGAAATAAGGTCATTGAAGTGGTAGAAGCATAATGTAAGGAGATGAGTTATGACACTTAATATAGATGGATATACAACACAAGAACTAATTCCGCTTATTGAAGAATGGAAAAAGATGAGTGGTATGGATATAAGAGTTGTTTAATAAGCACAATAAATTATGCAGCTTATATAATATTGGATAGAATTGATAGCACAACAAATACCTCTAAAAGAGTTTTTCTCTGGAATAGAATGTTTATTGGTAGCACAGATATGTTTGATACATCAGTCCCATATATAAAATATGATTGTCTTTATTGTATAAATGGATTATTCACAACAAAAACAATAAATATATATCATAAAAGAATTGGATTTGTTCTTGAAGAACCAACGGCAAAAAATCCAGTTTTAAGATTTTTTTATGATCCAGATGGAAATATAAATCCACCAGTTCATTGTGATAATGAAAAATATCTAAGAGATATTTTTATGCATTAAAATAATAACTGAATAATTCATAGTGCCGCAGGGTTATTTTTAGCCTCTGCGGCATTTTTATTTTTTATTTTTGACGAATAAAATACTATTATTAATAGTATATACTATTTTGTGGAGCCATATGCAAAAAAAATATTCCATTGACATAGAAAAATTGAGTGAGAAGCTTACTAAAAAAGCATACAAGCTCTCTGACGTTCAAGATAAGATTGAGAAGGTCGCGTTTGATGTTGTTCGATTTAAGAATGATGATAAGTCAGCGGCTCTTTGGCAGGTGCAGAGTGCTGATGATGGAGATTATATTGTTGCATTATACGAGCCTGAGGAAGAGAAAATAGCTTCGCATTGGGATGTTTCTCTTAACAAGATTGCGGGGCAGATACAAGTTTCATATAAAGGCGATCCTATTGTTAAAATTGCTTCATCAAAATTAGGAATACCTGCTAACGAATTAGACAAGGTTGCCGAATATCTACCTGCGAAGTTAGCAGAAAATAAGAAATTAGTTCGTTCTCTTCTCTCCGAATTATCGCCAGCGGTAAGAAAAGAAATACTCTCTAAATACCCGGAGCTTATCTAAGGAATACTCTATGAGCAAAAATAGCATACAAGAAATGGTAAGTTCTCTTGCGAAAACGCTGGATGATAATGAACAGTTGGCGACGCCAATACTTTCCTCAAAACTTGCTAAATATCAAGAGGTTTATCCTTATGATCAGACGATAGGAATGATGTCGCGAGTAATCGAGAAGATGGCATCAAATAATACTCTTTTCATTAAGAAAGCAGATTTTCGTTCTCTTTACCAAAAGATGTATTCTACTGGAACAAAACTTGCCGAACTTTTCCCAAATGAGTTAGGCGCGGCATATGAGCCCAAAATTGAAAGAACGAAGTATGAAATCAAAGAGGTTGAGCCTTATCAGATTAAGGATCAAGTTCTTGCTAATGCGTTAGCGAATGCTTTTGATAGTTCTATTCCACTTCGTGCATACGCACAAGTGTCCGCGGAGAAAGCGGTTAAAATTGTTTCTTCATCATTAGATAATTGCACAATACATCCGACGGAAGTTTCAATAGCTGATGGTAATGAGAGAATACTTCTTATCAAGGCAGATTATGATACTCCAAAAGGGGTAACATCAATATATGTTCCTGTCGAAGTTGTCAATAATAAGATTGCAGACGCTGGTGTTTTCATAGGGAATACTGGTGTTATCGAGATAAATAATCAAGAGGTTAAAAACTATATCGTTTCTAATGCTGGTGCGAAATTAAAGGCTACGGCAAAGACAATATTAGCAT